GCAGCCATACGACATAGGCTGAAGTAATCCACGATTTCCCTACACCTCGGAAAGCTTCCACGATGATCCGCTTCTCACCGTTCTGGATGTGTTTAGCTATGTCGTATTGTACTGGTGTAGGGTCTGGGAGGTTCAGGTGTTGCCAACAGACGAACAAGAATTTGCGGAAGTCGCTTAGAGGGTCTTTGTCTATTGGCACACCGAGTGATGTACGATCTGTGAACATATATTAGTGGCGCATTTCTGACGCATCTGCGTCTTCATCGTTAAAGTTCGGCAGGGTAGCTACAAGGTCACCAAGTGGTGAGTTATCTGTAGGGATACCCTCGATGTGGTTATCCTTCAGGAACTGACGGGCTACGTTCAGGTCCGATGACTTTGCTTCAGGGTCTCTCACGCGAAGCAGGAGGTTTTCTGCAAGTGTCTTATGCAGAAGCTCCATCATTTCTTTTTCGGTCATTTCGCTGCACCTTTGTATTTTTCAAATGTTCTCATACCGCCGAGGCCTAGAAGAGAAAGCACAAGGGTCATGAGTTGTTCCGCCTGTAACTCTGGGAGTTCTGCGGGTAACTTTAGGTATGCGTTAATGAGACCTGCGAAGGGTAAGACTAAGAACTGATACCCCAAGCCAAGGGCAGCGACCCAGCCAATAGCTGGACGCCACCCAGCCACAAACACTGATCGATGCTTGGCACCTTCAATGTTTGCGACTGCTTGGAGCATGTGAGGTTGTTGCATGAGGGTTGCTAGTTTTAACTTAGCAGCCTCGCGCTCTTCATCACTTGTGAATAGTTCGTCTAAACCTTTTGCAAGCCCATCGACGATACCGCCGAGTGGGTTGAGGTTCATGGTGTTTCCTTAGATTTGGGATTTTAGGAAAAGTACAAAATAGAAGAAACCAACTAAGCCGCTTACGAAAAGTGCTATGGCAATGCCTACAGAGACTTTAAACATCATCTCTTCCCGTAGACGCTGTGCTTCTTTTTCAGCTTCCCTGCGATTTACTCGCGCTTCTTTCTGAAACATTAACCAGCTATCCCATAGCCCAGCGCGACCTGTGTATATCATGAGTTGCTTTAGTTCAGCTTCAGCTTCCTTGATGGACTCTAAAGCCATAAACTCTTCTAGGTCTGTAGCTTGCTGGGGTCTCAGCGCACCCATAAAACCGTTGCGCTTCTTCTGTACTTTTTTCTGGAGTTTGTCTTTGCTTTCGACAATGACGCCTATCTGTTTCGCACAGTCGGCTATTGACCTGCCGTTTTGTACAAACTTTTTGACTATGCCGAAAGCAGCGTTACACGCGGCTAGTTCAGCAAGCATATTAGTTCCTTAGTCTCGTTGTGCCATCTTCTCGACAGCGCCACGGATTGCTTTGATGTTTTCGTCGATACGAGCCATGCTCACCGCTTGGCTTTGTACCATGTTCTCAACCTTCGACACACGCTCTGAGAAACCTATCAGCTTCTCAGTATTCTGTTGAATATCCGCCATCATCATAGACACTGTCCAGACAATGGCGGCTGCTTGTGTGATAAGGCCGAGAAGAAGAGTTGCGGGGACACTTTTGGATATGTGCCAACCTTCTTCTCTTGTGGGCATCACTCAGGCTTAGTCGGCCATGTGATGTCGGTTGGGAAGCCAGCTTGATCTGTGATGTCCCGTAGAGTCTGACGGTATGCTGTCTGCTCTGCGGTCATAGTGCGGTCTGCTGTAGCCCACCAGTCTGTTGCTGCAATTAGGTTGTCACGTTGGTTTCGAATTTGGCCCTCTGTTGGTGGAGGGCTGTACATCATAGCGTCTAATTCGGCTTGTGTAACCTCAACAACTACACCATCTTTTAATACATTTGGCATTTTATTTCATTCCCCATATTCTGTAATCATGCGATAATGAACTTATCTGTACATCAGCTGCCCAATTTTGAAGAAGTCTAATTCCATTAGTTGCTCCTGAATAAGTCATAGCATTGAAGGCATACGCAAAAGCTTCTTCATATCCTGTAGACATAAACCAACCCATTGTAACCGTGTTGGCATTTCTAGGGTCATTAAAAAAGTGCATTCTAGAACTAAAGGTATTAACGTCGCCATTATAAAAATATTGTCCTAAATAAATTCTGTTCTCCTTACTGCTACTTATAGCAGCAGCTTTGGTAGCATAGGAGTCATTGGCGGCAATAACATTTCCAGACCCATCTAAATGACGCACTATAAGAGGGTAAACATTACCAGTAGTCCCATAAATCCTTGGAAACTCAACTATATACTCTTTATAGCCAGGAGGAAAAGTAACATCTAATGTAGTTACATTTGCGCTAATTGCAGTTGTTGATATTAGGCTCATAGCCCCACCAACACCCGCAGCACCCATAGCCGCCGCTGTAGTCGCATCAACAGATGCAACATTCTGCAAAGCCCTGCTGTCATTAATAACGGTTGTACCGTTTACCTTAATCGCCATCTTCGTGTCCTTCCACTATTAGCGTTATGATTACCAAGGAACCCCAGCGGTAGTCGTTTGGTTTAACTCAGCGTTGATCTTGTCAGCAATGGCTGTCTCAACGTCAGCTTTCACGACAGTGTTCCAGACCCAAGCAAGCACGTTGGCCTGAGTTAAGTCAGCAAATGCAATGAAGTCAGAGGCAGATGCGTCTGGTGTCCATGAGGTTGTCCCGTATGAGGAAGCCGTAGCCTCCCCATCAACGCCCTCGCAGCGCCAGTGTGCTACTGTTACGCCGCCATCTGCTGTGTTGCGCTCAAGATTTGCGATAGTCCATGTGTAAGTTACAGCCATAATTATTCTCCTAGTTTAGCTTCTAATGCTTCGATGCGAAGCTGTTGTTCTTTGATTGCTTCGATAAGCACGGCGACCATGTTGCCATACTTGACCGACTTGATACCTTCGTCATTGGTGCTGACTACGTCTGGCAGAACTGCTTCTACCTCTTGGGCAATGACACCTATTTCTGAGCCACCGCTCTCTAGCCAATCGAATGACACACCACGCAGGGACTTAACGGCGTCCAGAGAGCCTGTGAGCGTCTCTACGTTGGTCTTGAGGGTAGCGTCTGAGGTGGTGTTGAAGTTGGCTGCGTTGGCAGTGCCAGAGAGGTAGAGGTCTTTGAAAGTAGAAGAAGAGTTACCTAAGTCAACTACATTTGATTGGTTTGCGCCAGATGAATTACAAGGGATAACAGCTATGGCACTACCAAAATCATAGAATCTTAAATTTCCGTCACCTTTGCCTATTCTTATTGAGTTGGCATCAACACTCCCAATACTCCCCACAGTGGAGCCGATACTGTTTCGAAAACGTGCAATCTCACCATCGCTTCCTCTACGGGTCAGTGTCAAAACTTGCTGATTGTCTGAGGATGCAAATATTTGACCATCAGGCTGCACAGTAAATCCAGACGCAGCTACAGTATTTGTATTCGTAGTCCCCACCAACAGGTTGCCCGAAGAGTCGATTAACATACGTGTAGCACCAGCACTGCCATCAATAAACTCTAAAGCATCGGCAACTGTTTGACTGTTAATCATTTTCCAGTCGCCGTGAGTAGATTTCATTACGATACCAGCAGGGCCACCAGCACCTCTGGTATTATCAGCAATGTAATGTATTCCATCACTCGATGCAGAGTCGCCAGAAATATGCATTAGTGTACTAGGCGAACTCGTGCCAATCCCAACATTACCGCTGCTGTCGATGCGCATGCGTTCTGCGCCAGAAGTCCAGAAAGTAGTGTTAGCAGCTTCATAGTTGAGAATTTGAAGATCGCTTGTACTAGGGTCTACCTTTAAATCAGTTCCGTTTCCAGCCGCTGTACCTGATGCTGTTGTTGTAAGTTGAAGATGGTTTCCTTCTTTATGAATTGACAAGCCTCTAGCTGGCGAACTCGTCCCGATGCCCAAGCTCTCCGCACTCGCATCCCAGTAAAACTTTGGCGTGGTGCCTGTGTCCTCGTAGAAGCTGATGTCGCCGTTGCCTGAAAAAAACGCTGTATCACCAGAGCCTGTTTGTAACCTTAAATAACCAGCAGCGTCTGAAGTTCTAATGTAGTTGGCTGAGTTTCTGTCAAAAACCAAACTATTGCCATTAAGCACTACAGTGCTGCTACCATTGTCAGCCGTCAAAGTACCCGTGATGCCCAGATTGCCAGTCATGGTATCGCCAGTATTCAACACATAGTTGTCTGGAATAGACTGTAGCGCACTGTCAGCTAAAACGCCTTGAGCAGCGGTAGCATAGTCTGTGGATGCTGTAGTTGCCGCAGTACCAAGGCCAAGGTTCGTGCGGGATGCAGCAGCGTCAGCAACGTCAGACAGGTTGTTAGCACCAAACATAGCACCAGATAGAGAAGCATATGCAGCAACCCAAAG